GAACGGGTTCACGTTCGATGCCTGGGCCGGGGTGAGCTGCACGAGGAACGTCGCCGCCGTGGTTTCGAGCGCCGCCGGCACGCCGAGGAACTTCGGCACGACGTTGAGAATCGTCGTCCCGTCGATGCCCTTCTGCACGCGCATCGCCGCGCGGCCTTTGCCGAGCGAGGCGACGCTGATCACGGACGCCGAGGCGTCGAGGTTGCCGTGCGTCGCATGGAAGAGCACGACACCGTCGCCCATGACCGGGTTGCTCGTGATCTGCGCCCAGACGATATCGGCTTCGAGCGTCCGCGCCGTGCGCCCGAACATCGTCGGCACCCGCGAGAATGCGTCGGTATCGTCGTTGACCAGCGCCTGGCGCGTGATCGCGAAGACGCGGCCGTAGGTCTTGAGGTTCAGCGCTTCCTTGCCCTCAGTGATCGACCCGCGCGTGAATTCGCCGTGCTCCTTCACTTCCAAGAGCGCCGGCGCGTCGCCGAGCTGCAACCGGTTCGATGTCTTGAAGTCCGGCAGCGTGACGCGGCGGCCGATCTGCTTGAACGTCTGCTCGGCTTCCTCGTACGCCGCACGCAGCGTCTTGCGCGTCACATCGGCGAGCAGGAGCGGGAAATCCGACGTCGAGTGCATGCCGCCACGCGTCGTCAGCCCGAGCGCGAGGCCGGCGAGCTCCATCTTCGAGAGGTCGGTCGTCCGCGCGCCGCGCGCGTTGAGATAGAGCCGCGCGACATCGAGTAGCGACATCCCGCGATACTGCCGCCCCTCGTCGGTCAACTTGAAGAATTGCGGCGCCGCGCGATGGAGAATCGCATTCTCGATGCCCGAACGAAGATGCACCTGATGGGAATCCGAGCCGATAATCACCTGGCTCGGCGGACCCGATCCGGGCCGTGGGCCGGCCGCCGGCAGATCCCGCTTCGCCAATTCCTCGAAGACGCGTGTCTGCGCATCGAGGAGGGCGACGCTGTCGGCGATCAGTCGGTCGGCGAACGATTGCGGCAGTCGCGCGGCGCGACAGGCCGTGATGATGCCCTGGCAGCGCTCCCGTTCCACAGTCGCGCCAAGATCGCGTTCGTTGGGTTCCTCGTTGTCCTCCGGCGTCTCGCGCTGGTCGAGTGGGTTCCGTTCGATGATAGTTTCTGACGGCGCCTCACGCAGCTGCACGTCAATCGCTTCGATCTCGGTGAGCTTCACCTCGCACGCTGCGCGCGTGGCATCGTCCGCGAACGTGCCATCCGCGTTGCGGAGCTTTTCCACCTCACGAAGCAGCTTGGCCCGCTTGTCACGCAACTTTTTGAACATGGTCAAGTCCTCTGAAACACGCGGGCGATCCGCAGTCGAAAACCCAGTTCCGCATCAGTGGGTGGAGGCGTCACGATTACGCACAGGTTGGCGTCGCCGCGCTGGTCGCTACGAACTTTCGCGCCGCTGTCAGCCGGCATCGCAACCATTGAAATTTCATACGGTTCCCACAACGTGGCCGTCCGTGTTGGAACGCCGCCGTCCTTGGGTGTGTCTTCTTCAAACTTGTGCACGCGATAACCGACCGAGACGCTGCGGATGATGCCGCCGCGCACGTCTTCCCAAATCGGCTGCACCGCCTCGCGTTTGCTGAAGCGCACCGTTGCGAGAGCCTGCCCCTTCTCGATTCGAGCGCTCCCAGGCTCAACCGCGCCCAAGATGTCACTCACCGACCAGGCACTATGGCTATCGAGTAAGGGAGCGCCAGCGTTCAACCGTTCGAGTTGAACGTGGCCAGGCTTCATGGACAACACTTCGCGAAAGCGCTTCCCAGACCAATAATCCATGCGGTCAACAGGAGCGCCAGTGCTGAAGATCAGACTGACTGTTCGCTTGTCGTCGTCGATGCTGCCGAGATCCGCGCGAACTGAGAGCGGGGTGACTTCGATCGTTTGGGCCTGCGACGCGCCTCGCATGGCGAGCAGCATGCAGAAGAGCGCGCGCGTTGAGAAGGGACTACCCTCCGGTTTGATAGGAATTGACTACGACTGGTGTGATTCGACTTATTCGATCGGCCGACCGTATTTCATCGCGTCGCTGCGCCGAATGCGGAAGCGGCCGCCCGGGAGTCGAGACGCCGCTAGCGCATGCTTCCTGATGTCCCGATAGACGGTTTGTGGCGACACGCCCCAATGGCGCGCAAGGGCTGTCGGAGACACGTATCCGATCTCGTCGCCATGCATCTCCCGCCGTTCGAGCGGCTTGTCGTCAGCCACGGTCGTGCTCCGATACGCGATCGGCCATCGCGGCGAATTGGCTGGCGAGGTCGCCACGAGTCCTGGACGAGTCGGTGCCCTGCGTCTTTTGATCGGTCGTCTTCATGGCTCCCCCTCAATCACCCGAATGGCGGCATTCCGCCCACGCTCGAAGCAGTCCAGGCAGTGCCGCTCGTTATCCTTCGGTTGCAGGGTCCGCGCGCGCGCGATCCGCGCCTTGAGATCGTCCTCCGCGTCCTCGCGCGTCTCGAGGGGGACCATCCCGCCCTCCGGCGTCTGTAGGTCGGTCGTTTTGATCATCACGGCTCCGTTATTCTTCCTCGGGCTCATCGTCGGGTAACTCCGGCGGATTTTCAGATTGCGGGCCCCGTTCGTTGATGTCGAAATTGCGCGGATCGTGCGGATCAGGGGGCTTCGGTAACTCGTCGTGCTCAATCGCCTGCATCATCGCCGTTTCTCCTTGAACAGTTCGGCGCGATGATCGAGGCAGGCGGAGACCCAGTAGACGGCCCCGTCGTCGTCTCGGCGCACGACGCAGCCGCAGGGCCGCATCAGCTCCGCTTCGACCAGGTCCGCCCGCGGACGGGTCGGATCGTCGTCCTCTCGCGGGACGATGGGTTCCGGCATCGCCTGATGACGACCAAGCGTCATGATGGCCACGGCCCCCGGGCCACGCGCGGGATGGCCTCCGGTTCGCCGGCCGGCTCCTCCGGCGGTTGCGCTTGCCCCGCTTGTGTCATGCGGCGCGCATCGCTGTCGAGTACGAGGCCCATCGCGTCGAGTTTCGCGTTGTCGGCCTTCATTTCGGCAAGCAAGTCGTCGGGGTCATACCCGCGCTCGCGGATCGCTTCGGAAAGCGTCATGATGCCAGTCCGGATGTTGCGCTGATAAGCGAGCCCTTCCTTGTCCGGCTCGATCATCGCCATCGGCGGCGCCGACCAGCGCGCCGCGACCGGCGTCACGCCCATGACCGCCGCCGCCTGCATCGCCCACCCCCATACCGGATCGCAGAATTGCGGAATCATCAGGCGCCAGCGCCAATCGTTGACGTGGTCGTAGTGATCGAGGCGTGCCATGCGCGCCGAACTGAAATTGACCTGGCTATAATCGCCGGTCAAATCTTCGTACGTGACGCCGAGGCCGCCCGCGATGCCGTGGAGCACCGTCTTAGAGTAGTCCGCATAGTCGCGGACGGTCGGCGGCGAAACGACCTGCACGGTCCGACCGGCCGGCACGTTCAGAATCATCCCCGGCTCGAGCATGTCGATTTCCGGCGTCGTTGCGTCGTCCCGCGTACCGAGCGGGGTGCCCGATCCGTCGACATCGCTCGTAATGACCGCTAAGCAGGCCGCGATCTTCTGCTTCATCAGCGTGGCGTCTTCGAATTCGTCGAAATCCTTGAACCGCAAGAGCGACGGCGCGAACCAGGTCACGCCGCGGGCAGCGCCCGGGCGAGTCGGCTTGAAGATGTGCAGGATCGCCTCAGCCGGGACGCGCTGAGAGGCGACGGACGGCCAGCCCGAGTTGCCAGGATGGTCCGGAAAGAGCCAGTACGCGCTTCGGCGTCCGATCGGGTCGAATTCGATGCCGTAGACGAGGCGTCCGCCGTTCGGCAACGTCTGCCCGTGCTTCGACGTATCAAGAAAGTCGGGCTCGAGCACTTGGAGCTGTAGCGGGAGCGGGAGATTGTCTTCCGGCAGGCGAAAGCGCCGTCGAATGAGCACCTCTCCGGCTTCGACGACCGATCGCATCACGAGCTTTTGCAAACCGGCGAAATCGTGCCGGCCGTCGGCGTCGCAGGTGGTCGAATTCGCCCATGCGTCCCACGCGGCCATCGCGCGAGGGTTCGGCGTAGCGGGTTTCGCGACGATGCCCCAGCCGACGGTATGGTCGACGATGGTCGTGAGCGCCGACTCCGCGTACGGGTTGTTCCGCACGAGGTCGCGCGCGTGATCGCGCAGCAACCCGGCGAAGGGGGCCGCGGCGGCACTCGCGTCAGCCGACGACCGTTTCCAGCCCTGCGTCCGCCGTCCGGCACTCGCGCCCTCGTAATGCCGGAGCACGAGCTCGCTCGCGACCCGGGCGCGGACGCGTTTCAGGTGCCATCGCGGCGCGAGCATCGAGGCCGCGCGATCGAACCAGTTCCGCCGCCCCACCGTCACCATGTGCCCTTCCTCGTGGCCGCGAACCGAGTCGTTGATGCTCCCGTGGCGGCCGCTTGCGCGGCGACCCCCTCCGCGAGGACGGCTTTCATCTGGTCAAGGTCTTGATACGTGATCTCGCGGCGCGGTGGGCCTTCGTAGACCACCTTGAGCACGCCGCTGTAGATCGCCGCCTGCAGGGCGTCGAGCTGTTCTTGGGTTGGGGGCGTTGCGGGCATCAGTTCCTCCGAATCCAGCCAGGGCGACGCGTCACCCATGGCGTCGGCCGGCGCGCGATCCCGCTCGCGGTTCCCGCTGGCGGCCGGCTGAGCGTCGGCGCCGCCTGGCTCGGCACGGCGACCGGTGGCGGCGTCGGTTCCTGTCCGATTGACCGCTCGAGCGTCGCCCAATCACTTTCTGTGAAGCGATCAAGCCCGACGACGGCGGCAGCCGCCCGTCCGTAGACGCGCGCGTCGAGCGCATGATTCTCGCGGCCGGGAATGGGTTGCCACTCCAGTTTGATGAACCCGGTTTTGGTCCGTTTGCGTACGAGTTGCTCGGCGGTGAGCTGCTTGAAGAACTCCTCACCGTATTCTGGAAAGTGGCAGAGGCCAGGAGGATCGACCGCACCAGCGGCCCTCGCCTCATCGGTCGGTATGGCCAGCTTGAGAAAGCCATAGAGCTCGGATTTCGCAATCGATCCGGTCACGTGCCAGACGCGATAGCCGCGTTTTAGCTTCTTACCGTTGGCGGAGACGTCCACAGGCGACGGTGCGCTGACCAACACATTGCTATGCTCGACGCCCTTGACCGCTATCACGCGCGTCAGGGGGTGACGACGCGCCCAGCTGTAGACGATCTGCGTAAAGTTCCCTGAGTCGATGGCAAGGCGGAGGATTGGCAGCGGCGCACCGGTATGCGCCTGATAGGTGCGATTCAGCAACGCATCAACCTGAGGCCAAGGCCCAGAGGGCGACAAATCGGAGGTGTCCCCTTCGAGAATCCCGTAGTCAATCGACCAGGACGTCTTCCCGCGACCCCAGCCGATGACTTCGTACACGAACCGGTTCTTCTGCACGTCGACGCCGGCGGTGAGGAACAGCACGCCTGGCGGACAGCTCCCGATCTGGTACTTCTCCCGGCGCCCGTAGAGCCGTTCCCAGTCTGGCGCCTCGCCGCGCTCGACCCACGTCTCACCGAGGACGGTGTTGACGAACGTCTTCAGCTGCTCGGGCCCGCCGGTGTTCGCCTCGAGGAACTCCGCCGCGAGCTGGCCCCACGTCGCGTTTGGGCTGAAGCTGTACGCCGCCCAGATATGGAAGCTGGCGTGCCCGGTGAACGGCGCGTGCGATCGCCATTCGCCAGCCGTGACGATCGCGCGCTTGTCCTTGTGCTCGATCATCCCGCCGCACGTCCGGCAGACGAAGTGCGCGTCCTCTGGCCGCCCTTTCGGCCAGTGCATGAAATGCCCGGCCGGCTCGCCCTCGTCGGCGTGCTCGCGCTGAAACACGAAGAAATCCATCGCCCCGCACTGCGTACACGGCACGTAATAGCGACGCTGGTCGCCGGCTAGGAACAGCCGCTCAATTCGGCTCAAACCGGAGAGAAGGGGCGTACTTCCCGCGATAATCTTGCGATTCCAGTAGTATTCCGTGCGCCGAATGCCCAGTTTGATCGGATCGCCCTCGACGCCAGCGCTCAACGGATAGCCGTCCACCTCGTCGAACGCGACGACCCGTCTCGAGACACGCCGGAAGCCGCGGCCGCTGTTCGCCCCAACGATCGTCAGGCTCCCACCTCGGAAAATCTTATGAAGGATCGTGTTGTCGCTGTCGCGCGTCTTCGGTTCCGGCACGAGCGCATGCAACACCGGACAATCGCGCAGCATCGGCGCGATTTCCTCCTTCGAAAAGCCTTGGGCGTCCTCGATCGTCGGCTGGACGACCATGATCGGGCACGGATCCTGGTGCATGTAGTAGCCGACGGTCGCATCGAGCACCTTCGTGAACCCGATCCGCGCGCTCTTCATGAACGTGATCTGGTCGACGCGCGGGTCGGTGATCACGTCCATCGGCTCGCGTTGATATGGCAACGTCCGCCATCGTCCAGGGTCGGCGGCCGACTCCGGAGACAAAAAGAAGTGCCGATCCGCCCACTCAGAGAGGCGCAAACGTGGCGGCGGACGAAAGGACTCCAGCACCTTCAGGAGGGCGCCGTCGACTGACGCGGTCATCGGTGCGGGCATCATTGGCGCAGGAGGCTCCCGTCCGCCAGTTCCGTCAGGATGGCCCTGATCTCTTCGTCAATCACCGCGACGTGGGCCAGCGTCAACTCCGGCAGACGCCCTTTGATCCGCGATGGCAGGCCTAGCAACTTCGTTCGGACCCGCGTGGCGACCTCAGCCCCTCGCGCCACGTACTCTTTCTCAACAAGGAGTTCGCCAGCCCGTTCACGGTACTCAAGCTCCGCGAGCCGCCATTTCCAGGTTTTCTCGTTCGTTGACGCTTCCGTCAGTGCCGACACACGCCCCGCGGCGCCGTTACGGCGGCCCGGCGTTACGCGCGGCGAGGCAACAGGCTCGCCGGTAACGCTTTCGCCTGCTGCCGAGCCGTTCGCCCGTTCCTTGACGTATCCAGGCGCGCGCGACAGGTCCGTGTTCGCCGCCCACTCCCGATCAGCAAGGTCGGCGTCTGCGATCTGAGCGATGCCGTCGACGAAGATCAGCGAGTTCTTCAGCCTCCCACTTCTGATCGCTCGAAGCACCGACGGTGCCGAACATTGCCGCCGACGAGCGTACGCGCGCAGCGACATCGGCGGCGGAGTCGGATTCGAATTCTCAAGCGTTATCACTGGCAAAATCCTGAACCTAAGGCGATGCGGCAGTGCCAACTACC